ACGACCCGGCGTCGTGGCCGAAGGAGATCACGCTTCAGGAGTTCGACTGGGCACCGGCTGACGTCGTCTACGTCGCCGAGGTCTACCGCGTCGAAGAGAAGGCCGAGACGCTGCACATCTTCCGGTCCATCGACGGCAGCGAAGAGCGGTACAGCGACGAGGAACTCGACGACGACGATGGCAAGCTGCGGAAGGAACTCCAGGCGGCTGGCTCGCGTGAGGTGCGCCAGAAGCGCGTGACGCGCAAGAAGGTCCACAAGTGGATCATGAGTGGCGGCGGCATTCTCGAGGACTGCGGCTTCATCGCCGGGCGCTGCATCCCCGTGATCCCCGTCTACGGCAAGCGGTGGATCGTCGACAACATCGAACGCGTGATGGGTCACGTCCGGCTGGCGAAGGACGCACAGCGCCTCAAGAACATGCAGCTGTCGCGCCTCGCTGAGATCAGCGCCATGTCGGCGGTCGAGAAGCCCATTCTCCTGCCTGAACAGGTGACGGGCCACGAAGTTCAGTGGGCGCAGGACAACCGCAAGAACTACCCCTACCTCTTGGTGAACCCGATCACCAACGGCGACGGAAGCCAGACGATCGCGGGGCCGACGGCGTACACGAAGGTGCCGAACATCCCGCCAGCCATGGCGGCTGCGCTCCAGATCACAGAGCAGGACATGGCCGACATCCTCGGCAAGTCCGCCAGCGCCGACGAGGTTCAGAGCAACGTTAGCGGGCGCACCGTCGAGATGGTCCAGCAGCGGTTGGACATGCAGGCGTTCATCTACATGTCGAACTTCGCGCGGGCGCTCAAGCGTCTTGGCGAGGTGTGGCTGTCGATGGCGCGCGATGTGTACGTCGAGGAAGGGCGCAAGATGAAGACCATCGCCCCCGACGGCGCGGCCGGTCAGCTGGAGTTGAAGCGCCCGATGGTCGACGACGACGGCGCCATCACGACCGAGAACGACTTTGAGAAGGCGTCTTTCGATGTCGTCGTGGACGTCGGGCCGTCCTCGCAGTCACGCCGTGCGGCGACGGTGCGTGCGGTGACGCAGCTGCTCGCGATCAGCGACGACCCGACCACGCGTCAGGTGCTGACGTCGGTTGCCATCGCCAACATGGAGGGCGAGGGCCTGAGCGATGTCCGCGACTACTTCCGCAAGCAGCTGGTGCAGGCTGGCGTCATGAAGCCGACCGAGGAAGAGGCGCAGGCGATGGCGCAGGCTGCTGCAAACGCGCAGCCCGACCCGAACCAGGTGTTGGCGCAGTCGCTGGCCGAAGAGGCCACGGCGAAGGCTGCCAAGGCCCGCGCAGACACGGTGCTGACGGTCGCCAATGCGGAGAAGGCTCGTGCCGATACCGCGCGCATCGAAGCGGAGACGCTGAAGACGGTGGCCGAGCTTGACGCCGGCAGCCGTGGTCAGTTCTCGGGCGGTTGACTCGACACCGCCACCGACGAACCGGGCGAGGCGCTTGGAAGGCGCCTCGTTTCCGTTGTGGCCGTCGTCAGGCCAAGCAGTTCACGGCCGGCAAACCAGAGCCACATGGCGGTGAAGCCGATCACGTTGGCGACGGCCATGAGTGCGAGGAGGTCAGCCACGCGTCTCCATCCACGCCGGCTTAAGCGGGCACCGGCCGAAGTTTGGCGACGCCCACCTTCGACGCTGCGACCTCGACATGCGGAGAATCAAACGGGCAATACGCGCGCCCGTCCAGTCGCCGTGCTCTAGCGCGTACTGCTCACAAAAACGCACGTGCTTGTCTTCGTGGTTGCGGTCGTCGGTGACGATGTGAAGGCTACCGCCGACGCTGTTTCCATCGCGCAGGTAGTATCGCGTTATCAGCCGTTCGACTCGCCTGCCGTCTTTGATCTTGTCCATGTCTCACCTCCACCCAAAGCCATACCCCACCAATCCACCCCGCCGCTACTGCATTGGCGTGCAACAGACCGCGCGCACTTGCACAGGATTGCAGTCGGTGCCAGACTACCGGCAGGCCCCCGCCCGGCCTTACGGGCGAGCAACAGAGGTCAGCACATGAGCGACAGCACGGCAGAGGAGCATGTCGAGGTCACCGAAACGCCAGCCAACGAGCCGACCGAGCCATCCGCAGACTCTGCGGAAACGCCCCCCGAGGGCGGGGAACAACAGGCATCCGAGGCACCCGCGCAGTCGGACGACGTCGAAATCTCCATCGGGGACACGCCGACCCCAAAGGAGGAACCCGCACCCGAATGGGTGAAGGAACTCCGTCGCAAGGCTCGCGAGGACGCGCGCCGCATCAAGGAACTTGAGGCACGGATCGCCGTGCAGGCTCCCCCCGCCGAGGCAGCGCCGACGCTGGGACCGAAGCCGACCCTCAAGGACCACGACTACGACGACGAAAAGTTCGAGGCTGCGCTTGACGCGTGGCACGAGCAGCGGCGGAAGGTCGAAGCGGCGAAGGCGACCGCAGAAGCGAAGGCGCAGGAGGAGCGCAAGGCGTGGCAGCAGAAGCTGACCGCCTACAGCGAGGCGAAGACCAAGCTGGGTGTGCCCGACTACGACGACGCCGAAGCGGTGGTCCAGGACACGTTGAGCGTCGCTCAACAGTCCATCCTGCTCGCAGGCTGCGAAAACCCGGCCCTCGTGGCCTACGCGCTCGGCAAGGCGCCCGCCAAGGCGAAGGAGCTTGCCTCGCTGACCGACCCGGTGAAGTTCGCCTTCGCCCTCGCGAAACTGGAGAGCCAGATCAAGATGACGAAGAAGAGCCCGCCGCCCGCCGAGAAGTCCATCACCGGCACCGGACGTGCGTCCGGCACCGATTCCACCCTCGAGAAACTCCGCGCCGAAGCGGAGCGCACCGGGGACTACTCCAAGGTCGTCGCCTACAAGGCGACCCTCAAGAAAGGCAAGTGACCCATGTCCAACGAGTTCTCCAAGGAAGAGCGCGTCGCGTTCGAGGAAATCCTCGCGGCGTTCAACGACGAGCTGGCGATCAGCCGCCTCGTCAAGACCTACCGCAGCGACCAGACCATGATGGCGCGGACCGGCGACGTCTTCTGGCGTCCGAAGCCGTACATCATGCCGTCGTTCGACGGCCTCGACCAGTCGGCCAACTTCACCCAGCGCACCCAGCTGTCGGTGCCGGCGTCGATCGACACTGTCAAGTCCTCGCCGTGGCTGATGAGCCCCACCGAACTCCGTGACGCCCTCCAGGAGAAGCGCCTCGGTGACGGTGCCCGCCAGAAGCTGGCCAGCGACATCAACCGCGCCGTCCTCGACGTCGTCAGCGACCAGTCGACCCTGTTCGTCAAGCGCAGCGCCGCTGCCGCTGGCTTCGAGGACGTCGCCGCCGTTGACGCCATCATGAACGAGACGGGCGTCCCGATGGACAACCGCCACCTCGCCCTGTCGACCCGCGACTACAACGGCATGGCGAATGACCTGTCGAAGGCCTCGCGGTCCCTCGACAACGAGATCAGCGTCAAGGCGCTGCGCAAGGCCTACGTCGGCGACATGGCGGGCATCTCGACGTGGAAGCTGGACTATGCCAAGCGCAAGGCCGCTGCCCTCGCCGTCGGTGGCAGCGCGATCACCATGTCGACCCTCGACGCGGCCGGGAACTACTACGTTCCGCAGGCCACCTCGGTGGCGTCGACCGGCCAGCGTGGCAACGTCGACAACCGCTACGACACGATCACCGTGTCCAGCGGCACCAACGTCCGCGCCGGTGACGCGTTCACCATCGCCAACGTCGAGGCCGTTCACCCGATCACGAAGGAGAGCACCGGCCAGCTGAAGACGTTCCGCGTGATCAGCGTGTCGGGTAATGACCTCGTCATCTCGCCGCCGATCATCTCGAACCAGGGCGGCAGCCTCGCCGAGCAGCAGTACCAGAACTGCACCGTCACGGCGAAGAGCGGCACCGCTGCGATCACGTTCCTCAACACGGTGGCCGGCTACCTCAACCCGTTCTGGGTCGAGGGCTGCGTCGAACTCCTGCCCGGGCGCCTCGTCGTCCCGAGCGATGGCGGCATCGGCGTGATGCGCGGCAGCACCGATCAGGGCGTCGAGCTCATCATGTCGAAGCAGTCCGGGATCGACGGCCTCAACACGAAGTTCCGTTTCGACGTGTTCTTCGGCGTGACGCTCCTCGACCCCGAGATGGCCGGCGTCATGATGTTCAGCCAGACCTGACGTCGCTGGGGGCGCCTCGTGATGGGGCGCCCCCGTTCTTCTCTCTCGTCTCTCACCTCACGCAAGCAGGAGTCCCATCATGTCCAGCCTCATCGTTGCCCCCGGCGGCAAGGCGACCATCAGCGCCGCCGCGTCCGACAAGATCGCCATCTACTCCGAGGGCGACTGCGTCCTCTCGCGGGAAGTCGGCTTCCCGAACTACCCGACGAAGGAGAGCCTGATCGCCTTCGTCCCGGGTCAGGCCCAGTACGTCTCGGCTGCCGTCAGCGCCGCGACGACCCTGATCCTCGACAACAGCGGCAACCCGTTCCCGGCCTTCTACGAGGTCGGCACCGACCCCGTCATCAAGGGCGCGGGCCTCAAGCTGGCGCCGCTCCAGGGTGACCCGGTGTCGGTCAACACCACCGGCGCCGTGTCGGCCGCTGCCATCCTCGGCGGCATCGTCACGTCGACCACGGCGGCTGCCGTCGCGGGCACCATCCCGACCGGCACCGTCATGGACGCGGCTGCGGAGTTCTCCATCGGTGACGCGGTCGACTGGTCGGTGATCAACACCGGCGGCGCGAACGCCTTCACCGTGACCGCCGCGACGGACCACACCATCGTCGGCGCCGCCGCCGTGGCTGCCTCGACGTCGGGCCAGTTCCGCACCCGCAAGACGGCTGCGAACACGTTCGTGACCTACCGCCTCGGCTGACGGTAGTCGACGAAGGCCCCCGCCGGTGATACGCTGGCGGGGGCTTTCGCATGAGGTGCAAGATGCCGCTGAAGAAGGGCAAGAGCCAGAAGGTCATCTCCAAGAACATCAAGGAGGAGATGGCCAAGGGCAAGCCGCAGGATCAGGCCGTCGCCATCGCGCTGTCGAAGGCCGGCAAGAGCAAGAAGAAGGGGAAGAAGAAGTGAGCGACTTCCCGACCATCGTCTACCGCTCGCCCGGCCCGCACCACGGCGAGTATGGGCGCACCTATGAGAGCAAGGGCGTCGCAGACGCCGACGCGCTCAAGGCTGCGCTGGCGGCTGGCTGGCATCGCTCGGTGCCCGAGGCGTGCCGGCCTTCCTCGCCGCCTGTGGCGCCCGCTGAGGTGCCTGCGGACGATGCCCCGCCCACGCGTGCGGAACTCGAAGCGAAGGCCGCTGAGATGGGCCTCAAGTTCGAT